TTCTCAGATAACTGGGTCTAGAGCAGATTTAGTTATTGCAGATGATGTAGAGACTTCAGGTAACACACAAACTCAATTTATGAGAGATAAACTCTCCGAAGCAATCAAGGAGTTCGAAGCTGTTATTAAACCTGATGTATCACGAATTGTTTATTTAGGTACACCTCAAACAGAGCAAAGTATTTATAATAAACTGCAAGAGAGAGGATATAAGATTAGATACTGGACGGCTAGATACCCTAGCGAAAAACAAATGCTAACTTACGGTTCATCTTTAGCACCAACTATACAAAATACTTGGTCTGATGAAATCGTAGGTAAGCCAACAGACCCTACAAGGTTTGACGAAAAAGATTTATTAGAAAGAGAAGCATCTTATGGCCGAATAGGTTTTAATATGCAGTATCAATTAGATAGTTCTCTTTCTGATTTAGACAGATACCCAGTGAAATTATCAGACTTGTCAGTAATGACATTAAACCCTGATAATGCACCTGAGAAGGTTATATGGGCGTCTAGCCCTGAGCTAAAGCATAATGATTTACCATGCGTAGGTTTACAGGGTGACGGTTTCTTTAGACCCATGCAAACACAAGGTACTTGGTTAGATTATACTGGGTGTGTGATGTCTATTGACCCTTCAGGTAAAGGTAAAGATGAAACTGCATATACAGTCACTAAATTCTTAAATGGTAATATATATCTAGTAGATGTCGGTGGTTTCAATAGCGGTTACTCAGAGCATACTTTATCAAAACTTGTAGATATAGCTAAAAAGAACCAAGTTAAGAAGATATTGATTGAGGAGAACTTTGGTCAAGGTATGTTTACTGAACTACTTAAACCATACCTTATAAGGCAATATCCATGCACTACAGAGCCTATAAGACAGCAATCTAACAAGCATAGGCGTATATTAGACACATTAGAGCCTATTATGGCTCAACACAGGCTCATAGTATGCCCTACAGTCATCAAGAGAGACTATGAAGGTACAAACGCTATGTACCCCCAAGAAACAGCTCTTAGATACCAATTATTCTACCAAATCAGTAGATTACAGAAGGGTGTACATACTTTAAGCCAAGACGATAGAATTGATGCTTTACAGATAGGTTGTTACTACTGGATAAGCCAATTAGCTAAAGACCAAGACTTAGCCTTTAAGACACGTAAAGAAGAAACTCTAAGAATAGAACTAGAGAAATACTTTGGTAGTCCGAATACTAACTCATGGATTAAACTATAGTTTTAACTATAGATTTGCTGATTTTGCCTTATTTATAAGACATATCAATTAAGTGCCACTATAGGGTAATACCATATAGTTTTATCTTTAGTGTCCTTTGTAAAAGAGGGAAAAGAGAAAATATATAACAATAACAAGTCAGTTATAATTAAACAGAAAGTTAAACCTTATGTCAAACAAAGTGATATACTTTAAGAGTGTCTTCAGGAATTTTAAGCCTGATAACAAAGTTAGTAAACTTATCTCTGAAGCTATCAAAGAAGGAAACACTAGGTTTGTTGTAAGTAAAACTAAAAGACCTAATATGGATAGCAAAAAGTTTATCCTGAAGCATACTGAAGATTTTCTTGGATATGCAGTTGATTATTCGCTTAAAGAAAAGTTTAGTGATGTTCTTGGTGTCTTTGATACCATAGAATAATTTGGCATAAATATCTGACAACCTTACGTATATACTCAAATTTTTTTTGTCCCCCATACGCCCTTTTTTATTTTTAGAGGGGGTGGGGTATATAATGCAACAAATGTTGCGTAACACACAGGCAAAACCCTTATGTTTTAACAATTTACGGTAGTCTTAGAGACTAGTGACTAATGATTTTGTTGATTTTTGTAGTTTATAATCGTTCTAAACTGCAATAATTAAATTGCGTTCATCTCTCTCATTATCTGTTTTGAAATTATTTAGATGGGAACTGAACTATATCTTCTATTGTAGTTTCGTCATGCTTTTGTAAGTCATTAGGTGTACCACAAAATTCCATCATGGAGTAAGGTATTACACACAAGAACTTAGACCAACGCAAGTTATTATCTAATGGTTCAGTATGTAATGTTTTCTTAGTAATTGTGTTAAAGAAGTTATACTTATTGCTTACCTTCTGACAGCACACAAGTTTAGGTGACTTACCTTCAGGATATATCATTATAATCCTATTGTTTGCTTGGTCTGTAACTTTACTTTCATTTATTTGATGACCAGTAAACAAGTGTATGCAACCATGATAGTATGTATTCATATCAGTATATAGATAGCCAAATGTGGGCTTCCATTGCTCTATTAATGAGGTAGGAACAGGAACAGTAGTAGGTTGAGTAGGATTTAATACTTGTACCATCTCCTCACCTACAATCTGTCCCAAGATAGGTAATTCTGAAATAAACGGTAGGGGTTCAGGTTTGAAAGCACTAGGAAAAGCGTTACGTATTTTAAGGTAGTTATCCAACGTAATATTCTCAGCATTTCTTAACCTGTAAATGACATTTTTATCTACACCACTTTCAGAAGCTATATGTTTATCAGAGTGCTTTTTACTAAGCAGTTCAAAATAGACTGCAAGTTCTTTAAGAGTTTTAGGTGTAGTGTTCATATATTCTATGAACTTATCGTTTATCATAATATCTATCCTTAAACAGAGATAATCACACCTCATATTATATATCAAGTTAATAGTTGATTTATGGGTTGCATTGTTGAAAAAAATTTGTATAGAATGATACAACTGATTTGCGAGAATAAATCTCATATATCAGATAGGAAGGATAGGTAAATATGTTCGTAATAATAAGCAAAGACAGGCTTTTAAAGTTAGAAGCCCAAGTAGTAAGAAACACACATGAGATTGCTGAAACTAAGAAGGCAGTCAATAAGATACACAGAAGGGATAATACTGTAGATAAAAACCCAAAGCTGACACCTCATTGGCACAAGGTAGGGGGTACAGTATGAGTGTACTTCATGTTGAGACACTAACACAGACATACGTAGGTAAAGGAGATTTTGTACTAAAGATGCAGTTACATAAATCACCTGACTTGGACAGACGTATGAAGCAATCAATCAAAAACCTAAAAGTTGGGGAAGCTATTAAGTTTCCCAACGGTCTTAAAGTAAAACTGATGGACGACAAAAAGGTAGTCAATCTACTTACTTATATAAAGACAAGGAACAATAAGGATAGAACTTATGATACTAAGCATACCAGTATATGACGATTGGGGTCATGCGTTACCAAAGCTAGAGAAGCCTAAGTTGGCAACAGCATTAGAGCAATCTAAGCAGGGACTAACGCCTAGTGAACCTAAGTTTGAGTTGGTAATCATAGAGACTGCTGAAGACTTAATATAAAGTAGGCTCTATTAATTGCGTAAGCACAATGCGAAAAGCTAGATACTCATAGGTTTATGCACTTATAAAAAAATTACAATGTTCTATTGATGTTCTATTGTAGATATAGTATTTTGTAGTATCTTTTTTATAAGTTCAATATCTTGTTAAAAGATAAACTTACACACAACATCTAGTTGTTATGGATAAAATTGGTTAGTGCATGAATTAGTAGTTGCACTACCGCAAGTTAGGAGATAATATTTATGAAGTTAGGAGATAAAATAATAATGATGTTGGCTAATAGCTATTGTGGTCTTTGGCATAAACTACGTTGTAGAACATTTAGACGGATTGACGATTTTAATTATCACGTCTTTGCTTTAGATAACAATACACAGATACCAGTAATAGATAAGGTTGTTGAGATAAATAACCTTTATGAAAAAACTGTATCTGTGAAAATCGGCAATGTGTGTATCAGGTATTCGTTTGATAAAACTTTACGTAACTGTGATATTCCAACTAATACTAATCCTGAATGGTTAGTACAAAGAGCATTGATTAAAGAAACTATTAAGTCACATCACAAAGCAAAAGTCTTTAAGTTTAAAGACAGAAGGGTAAGTGATGTTGAGAGAAGAAGCAGTAATTAATAATCTTACTTTTGACCGAGAGTGGTTACAAAGAATAAGAGCTATTGAAACAGCAAGACGTAAGACCTTACATACTAATGGAGTACCACAGCATTTCTATTTAGTATTTAAGTTAATATGCACAATGAAGAATGATGATATGTCTATGGAAAATATATCTGTAAAATTCCGAGATGTATTTGGTAGAGGTATCAACGCTTCATCATTATCAAGAACACTTTTATATTTATCAGATAGCCCAAATGGAACTCTTGGCCTACTATCATATGTAGACAATCCGTTTGTACCTAATGATACAAGATTTAAAGGTGTAAGACTAAATGCGAATGGTGTTAAGTTACAGAGCATATTGTTAAACAAAGCTGTAACACCTGCACATTCACACGTTAAGACAAAAATAGGAGTACAAGCATGACACAACTATTACCTAAAGGTATTAGATTAAGAAGTAAGAATACCATACAAGTACAGTCTAGTAAGACGGTTTGGGTTGATGGTAAGAAGCAGGTTAATCGTGAGTTCGAAGATGTACCTGTAGTTATAACTAACAAATGTCCTACGTATGACACAGCGTTACAATCAGCAATCAAAGAAGCAATGAAGATTAAGATGGGTCTTGATACTTTAGTTGCATCTAGTGGCTATGGTAAATCTAAAATACGTAAAGCGTTTGGTGTAGGCAAACTAAAAGAAACTTTTGATATGCTATTTGAAAAAAGATGGTCAGGTCAAAAGCAGGAGAAGAATGTATTAATATATGCAACAGATATATTTAATTACTTTCCTAATGATACAAGACTAGATGATATGCAGACTGAAGAACATTACGAAGGATTTAAAAAGTTCGTAATTAAACAGATAGAAGAAAGACCTATGA